GAGTTCCTGTTCTAGTTCAAAACGGTAGAAATTCTAATATACTCTCCTTATCACAGAAAAAGAACGCCAATGAGTATGTTAAAACAGTTATCGAAGGGTTATTGAAAGGATCATTATTATACAGTAAATTATCAAGCTGGGTAGCAAGTAACTCTAACGACACGGGAGATATAGAAGAAAGAAAGCAGGAAATGCTTGAGAAGTTTAGAGCAGCGTTTGATGCTGATCCTGAGTTCGTTAGGATTAGAGAAATATTGAAGGCAAATATAAAAGGCTTTGATGATTCTGCTTCTGAGAAGGTAAAGAAAAAAGGAGAGGAAGCAATAGAGGCCATGTTTAAAAGCGGCCAACAGGTTAGGCTAGACCCAAAAGGTTTTTCTGCTTACTTTTCCTTGATGGATGAACTAAAAAATTATTCCGTAAAATACGCTGTAGTAAAAACTGTCCCTATGGCAAAGCATATGAACTCACTAGTAGGACTTAGACTAGCGGTGGTCGTAGCGAATGAGCACTTCCTATCAGACGGTTATATCTCAAATCAACCTTTTGAGAGAGCAGGAGATACCTATCTGTCTGGTATTTATAAAATAAGATCCATAACAACAAGGTTATCTCCTATTGAGTCTTACACAGAGTTTGATCTTCTTCAAACTCCAACCACAGAGAACACAATAAATTCATAATGACTAACATCTTTACAGCGGTAGTAAAATCAAACGGAAATGTATTTGATAATGGATTTCTGGAATGCGTGAAGTCTAACAGTAGGCAAGGAAATCCTAATAACACCTTTGATGAGGAGATAATTGCTGTTCGATATACTTCACCTTACAACCCATCCATAAAACACCCTTCAAATTCTTATGGAGGAGGATTCACCGCCCCTCCTCAGCAAGGAGATGTAATCTTAGCATGTCAACCTGACAACGACTATGAGTTTTACTACATGTCAACTGTTATGGGAAAGCAGTTATCATTTAAGGATGGTATAGACAACAAGCCATCAGGACATAGGAGGTATCTGAGAAAGCCAGATCAGTTAGCTGTTGACACTTCCATAGGATTCTCTCACCCTTACGGAACAGCAATCGAGATAACTAACAGAGAAAAAGATGAAAGCAGAGACTATAGGATGGAGCTTATGTCAGGAGGTGATAGCTGGATGTCATTGGATGATACGCCAGGAAGACAGAGAGTCCATCTTCAGTCGGGACCTAGAACTAAGATAACCTTGACGACCTCTTCTAATAACAATGATGAAGGAGGCCCTGACTCTCTTTTAATGACAGGTAATTTAAATACAAAGTTATCTACTAATCAAGGAGATCTTGTATTAGGTGTGAATACAACAGGAGGAAACCTCTCTGTCAAAAATGATGCGGCTCCCGCAAACCCAAGAGGATTACCCACTAATAGAACTGGAGATGTAAGTCTAGAAAGTACCTTTAATGCCATTGAGCAAATAGCAGGTAGGTTTAATATATTACCTACGGGAGTACAAACACAAGCTGGGCCAGTGTTCCCCGCAATTTATCAGGAAGCTAATCAGGTAAACCCAAGCTCTTACATACAACAAAGAGCAGGGGGTAAGATAGAGATACTTCAGATATCTCCTGCGCCAGGAGCGAACGGTTGGGGTATTGATATTGTCGCCATGGGTGATATAAATATCAAATCTCAGATGGGAAATGTAAATATAGATGGATTAAATATTAATCTACAAGGAAACCCTGCACCTATACCTAGAATACCTACAAAGGATGGTTTACCCTAATGGTTTTTAACCCACAATCAATTCAGTCCTTAACTAACCCTGCCGCTTTCTTATCTCAAGAGTATGCGGGCAAGCTTCCTCCTTGCATGATAAATTTAGGGTTGCAAGCTTTGAGGCTATTAAGCTCACTTCTTCTACTACAGGCAAGTGAGGACGCGGAGGAAGCTCTTGCAGAGATTAATGCTTCCTACGCTCGCATAATGCAGGGACTATACAGTCTTTTTGGCATATTTACGGAAGATGGATTTGGAGGGCTATTAAGCTTAAAATCTGATACCCTATCTATGTTCTTGGGCCAAGTTCAAGCTTTTGCAAACTTCGTTGCACAGGCGGCACAGTTTTATGGCGAGGTAGCGGATTTTGTAGAATCTGTCGAGAATTGCATAAAAGAATACGAGGCCATGAAGAATGCTGGCCTAAATGCAACAAACAACGCCATCGAAGGAGAGGGTTTATTCGCTGGATACTTCGAAGCTCAGGTACAAGCCTTAGCCGAACTTGATCGACAAAGAAATGATGTCGAAAATTTCAGAGATAGAGTGAATACTATTCTATCTGAAAGAGCAGCAGACCCCTCTATCGAAGCAGCAATTCTAGCACAGGGGGAGGAGCCTGAGGAGCAGCCTGAAATATTCAGATTGGTTTTTGGACCTCCTAAAGCAAAAAAAGGACAGTTCCTCTACTCCTCAGATGGTCTTTACTATGACTCACAAACAAGGACATATGACCGAGGTGAAGAAGTCCCTGGTCAGGCAGACATAGGGTTCATACCCGATGCAGATAAGTGGAGGCTTGACCACTCTCCCAACTTAGGCGGTAAGGGAACTCGCATATCCATAAAAGATCTAGATAACTACTTTGACACCATTCTAGATATCACAAATATTGACGAGTCCGACACCCTCAAGGTTTACTACGAGGCGGATCATGCCCTTAAAGTTTTAGAAGGACAGAAGCTTAAATCTGTTGGAGAGATTGATAGACAAAAAACTAAATTGATGGATGTTAGCGGCTATGCTGCTGACTCTGCAATTATTGAGAACTTCAATCAGCAAATCATTTCAGAGACATCTCATTTCGATATTAAGATAAGAAAGAGAAAGAAGCAAATTGAGCTTGCCGTAAAAGCCCCTGACCTGTTTAACTCAACTACTTTCTTCCAGCCTGGAGAGGTGCCTATCAATGATTTTAGTTATCTTGTAGATTTTAATCTAGCACTGGATGTTAAGAAGCAAAGGATGCTTGTTCTAGATCACGGAGAGGTTAGCGGGGTAGTTCTTCCTGTAAAGCCTATCTTTGTAAGAGCAGATGATTCTCAAAAACAAACCCTTATTGAGGGTCTAAATCTACAATCCATTGGAACGGGAGATATACCCATAACCCCAGGGCTCGATACCACTGATAAGCCAGTGATTAGTCTGACTGACCCTGTGGAACTAAGTGGTCTAATTGGAATTTATAATTTCCTTGACGCAGAGATTCTATCGCCTGCCTCTACGGAGTATCAAGTTATTAGCTGCAATAACGAAAACATTTATGATGCCCAGCTTGTAGGTCAGTCCTCTTCTAAAGTTTTTGATAAAGGTCTAGGTCTGCCTAGGCTAGATGGTATTGTAAAAAGACAGCTTCCTAACATTTCAACTACTGATCCTTCAAATGTCGGAAGCTACTTAAGACTTCCTCCAGCAGAAAAGTACCAAAGCTTATTTTACAATAAGAAAGGGTGTACCTTTGATACCTGGGTTCACATTCCTAACTTTGGAGCGTCCTCAATATCTAATGAGGTTAATGCAGGAAACCCTGTGGTATTCAATGCTAGTGCGGGTGATGGAGCTTGGTCAGACTATACATACTACAAGCTACTACTTGCTAATGAAAACATAGGAGGTCCAAATGATGAAGACCAAGCTTTCAGCATGACAAACAACTTTAACTCTGATGTAGTTAGAGGTATGGTCATGGGCTTCACACGCGATCCTCAATGGACACAGCCAGGGACAACTAAGAACAGAGGAAAGGATGTTGACATAGCAATTGATTATTCTTTCAATACCTACGAAACAATAACTAGCTCAGTATTTTTTGTAGCTCCAACCCAGTCCATACAAGAGTATGGAAGGTACGATGTGGACTTTATACGATCAGGTGAATGCGTTAATGACGATAATGCTTACTTAGGATTTGCAATAGCCACTACAAAAGAAACCGCTTCTGGGTACAAGCTAGATGATTGCTCTGGTTCTTTTGTGCATCTATCCGTGAGCTTTGATGTTCAAAAAGATCTCATCAGTGTTTACCTTAATAGTGAGCTTCTAGATAGTAAAAAGTATTCAGAAACCTTTGGAATAAGGCCACAGACACCAGCGAGAGTGCCTACATTTGTTAAAACGGGAAGCTTGGAATATAGCAACGAAACTATTCCCTCAGGAACCACGAAGGTATTCAACAATGGGCCAATGACAGACGCTTTCTTCACTCCATGGATAATCGGGGGAGGCTGGACGGATGGTCTAAATGTATCTGCTGGTCAAACTGAGAGGAGTGCTACCGAATATCTAGGCGGCTTCATGAATGTGAGCCATGGCTTCCAAAGCGGGTTGAATGGTTACATTGGAAGTTTAAAATTGTACGAAACTCCTCTAACTACTAATGGTGTCAAGAAAAACTATGATGCCCACAAGAACTTCTTCGAGAAGATAGAATTATAATGCCCATTTCCAGACAAACGACCTTATACGGAAAGTTATCTCCAACTGTTTCTACGAAACAGGTGGCTGACGCTAATCGTTTTGAGTTGATTGGCATGAAGTTTGATTTTAGCGAGGCAGGATTCCTTAAAAAATCTACAAAGAATGATCTCCTTAAAGGTCAGCTACAGCAACTCTTAAACACGGAGCCAGGAGAAAGGGTAATGCTGCCTGAATTTGGGGTTCCGCTGTACAAGCATGTATTTGCTAATCTAGACAAGCCCACCGTGGACGAGATAAAAGAAAGCATAGTGGAGGCTGTTCGGAGGTTTGTTCCTAATGCGGTGATAATAGATATTTTTGTAAATTCCTTTGAGAATAACATAGGATCGATGACCCTATCAATCAGATTAACCGTAAAGCATGTTGATTCACAAGATATACTACAGGTCATAGCACAGAGATGAGTGAAACCCCTTACACAACAGTAGCATCAGACTTCCTTAAAAAGGTAACATTTATAGAAGATGCAAAAGCTTCTGAGATAGACTTCGCTGCGACCGATTTCGCAACACTTAGAACCGCTCTCTTAAACTATATAAAAGCTGTATACCCTCTAGACTACAACAACTTCTCCGAGTCTGATCTAGGAATGATGTTAGTTGAATTAGTGGCCTACATGGGAGCCGTAATGTCAATGAAAGCTGACATGCTTGCTCATGAATCCTTCCTAAGAACAGCAAAGAATCCTAATAATGTAAGAAAGCTGTTGCAGTTAATCGGCATAAACCTTAAAGGCCCCATTTCCGCTGCTGCGATGTCAAAGATATCTGGAACAGATCCAGGCCCACATACAATTCCTGCTTCAGCCCGTGTAGTAACTAAAGTTTCTCCTGAAGATGGTGAGCAGGTTAGCTACACTGCCTACACTACGACAAATGGTAAGATAGATAATCCCCTTTCGGATGGGTCCATAGAGCTAACTGGCACAGGAACTGAATGGGAAAATATAGTTTTAGTTGAAGGATCCTTTGCAACTGATGAAGGCACTTTCTCAGATGTGGATGTGGTGAAGGATATAACTCTTCAACAAGCACCAGTTGTAGAAGAAAGCATTCAGGTTCTAATAGGTGATGATGTATTTACTCAAGTGGAATCTATCCTTACTGTATCCTCCTCGGATCAGAAAGTTTTTGAGGTAATATACTCTGATGACTATTCCGCAAGAATAGTATTTGGTGACGGCGTAGCTGGTGTTAATCCTACTACAGGTAGCGACTACAAGATAATGTATAGAGTAGGTGGCGGCCAGAGAGGAAACACAAAAACAGGATTTATAAGTGAAACTATTACCACTTCCGTTGATAAGGAGTTGACGCTAGAAAACATAAAACCTTTCACGGGGGGCTCTAACGCTGAGACTATTGACCACGCTAAGAAGTATGGAAAGTTAGTCTTTAAGCAACAAGACAGGTTAGTTTCTCTTGAGGATTATGTAGCCTTCTGCAACACCTTTACGGGGCCTAATAGCACGCTTGCAAAGGGCGTAGCGGTCACCAGGGAGGCTTTCGGATCGGCCAACATAGTAGATCTATACATACTTGAAAAAGCCTCTGACACGCAGCTACAGAAAGCCTCAATAGCCTTCAAGGAGAGTATGCTGAATGAGGTAGAGAAGAAGAAGATGATGACGGACGAGATCGTCTTGGTCGATGGATTGATCAGAACCGTGGATCCTGTCGTTGAGGTTTCTTTAGATTCTAAGTTCAGTAATCTAGAGCCTACAATTTCAACAAAGGTTACTAGGGTTATTCTTGATTTCTTCGCAGTGGATAACAGGGAGTTTGGAGAATCCGTAAACATGGCGTCCCTATCCAAACAAATATTCAGTGAGGTTCCCGAAGTTAGATTCGCTGAGGTAACTAACTATCAAGATACTATCAGACTGGAGTTCAATGAGATTCTTCAGTTGAATAACTTTACAATAAACTTCAACTATGTCTAATCTTTATTACAAGAGAAACTATGTAGATGCTCTTAAGATAATTGTCCCTGATCAATACATTATAAAAGATGAGGGGGACAACCTTGAGACTATTGATATAGTAACTGCGTCTCTCTTCTCTGAGATAGAGATTATTCAAGGTTTCACTAATATTTTTCCATTGCAAGCTAACACAATTGTTAGTGGATCACTTGGATTTAGTGGAACTTACTTTACGGAGTTACCTGCGTATTTTGTAAAGACTAACGAGCTTAATGAAATAACACCTTCGGAGTTTCAAGTTGAAGTCCTAGAGGGACTTAATTACAACATTAGAGACTACAAAAGTGAGGAGGAGTTTAAGACTTTCCTATCAGGAACTTTACTCCCTAAACTAAGGGTAGGAACTTCCACGACTTTATCACCTTTGGCTAATAACACAGGTGACGCATTTGGGACAACTGACTCAGCAACTTTTGATTATCTTAAAAACTCTTTAGGCTTATTCTTCTTATTGAACTATGACCTAGGAGATGCAACTTATAACACAGCATTGTATGAGCATTTAACGACTCCAATGTCTAAACTGTGGAAAGGTGAACCCCTGTCAACTGAAGATGCCATCAAAGCTTTAAAAGAATATCTTTTCATTAATCAAAGTAAGATTAATGGGTTCTTCCCTAGTTTCTTGATGGATCTTTATGCCTCAGGAACAGGCCCTAGTGTCAGTGGAACCCAACAGCTTGAAAACATAAAGACCATAACTTCCATCATTCACTCTGATGGACAGGCTCAAAAAGACGATACCTATGTAAGGGACATATTCTTTGATTACTTTGACCCTAGCACAATAGGTAATACTAAAACAGACTTTACTGTAAATTACTCTTCTGCGCTAGGAGGTATTAGACTACTT